ACTCTCGCGGGTCCATCTCCACGAACTTGCCGCGCATCCTGATGAGACGAGGCTTGTCCTGATACTTGCACAGGAGATGCAGAATCCCACGGAACAGGCTTTTAACACCCGTCTCAGCGAACAGACGAGCGATTAGCTCCATCTTTCCAGCACCGGCTTGCATGGTTGCTGCTACAGCGGCAGCGGTGACGTTTTGCAGGATGTTGGGATCAAGACCCTGAGAAGTCTCAGACACGCCTGAACGCTTGGCCTGAATGCTGTCAAAGTAACCCAGCATCGGATAAGCAGAACCAGTAATGTCCGGCACCTGAATTGGGGCGACAGCACCCGTTGACTTGGTTCGTACAACACCACCAGGAGTAACGTTCAGCAGATCATCCAGGTTTACCTGACCGTCAACAACCTGCATCCGCGCATTGTTGATGAGATACAGGTTATCCAGCATCTGCCGAGTGACAGTGGACTTGATTAGCTGAATGTCCATCGTCCGATCAGCAAGCGACTGACCGAAAAACTTGTGCGGGATCGGGATCGGGCAGATTACATGGAAGGGAACGTAATCCGTCGGGATGTTGGCTTCCCGCCCATCAGCGTAAGTCAAAATCGTGTTGTTGCTGTAGAAAATCTGACGGAGTTCAGCGATACCGTCTTCGTCGTAATCAACGTAAAGATAAGACTCGTAAACCTCGACTTCCTGCATGGACTCGTCGAGACTGTCCTGCTCATACGGTTCTTCTCCGGGAGAGTATCGAGCGATCCGCTCCTCGGTAAAGTCCAGAGAATTGTAAACAGGCAGGTTGTACACCTCGTCCTTGTCGAACCCCATCTGCACGAGTTCTGACCGTGGCATCAGCCGACGATGCGCCATAAACGGGGATTTAGTCTCACCGAACCGCGCTTTCTTGCTGACGATCAATTCCTCGGGAGGAATGCAGTCGATCTGAATCCGGCCCGACTTGCGTTTCTTGCGGACGACAACGTTATGCGAACGGGTCACCTGATCGACAACCGTACCGTCTGGCATCTGCATCTGCGAGACAGATTCCTCCGTCTCCTGCCCGACGATTTCCATCGTTTCATCTGACAGCAGCAGAACGAGTTCCGTATCCGACAGACTTCGATAGGCTTCCTCGTCTACGTCAATCTTTTCTTCCCAGACAGCTTTTACCGTCCCGGTTTTGGCTAACAAAGCGTCCTTGAACCAGTCGTGGAGAAGGGCAAAACCAGCGTTGTCCTTATAAAACACCCAATTCGCGTAGTCGCTAGCCTGCTGTGCAAGCGGCTCGTCCCCAGGACCGACAGGCTCAAACCGTCCTAGATCGTCGCTGGCAGTAAAGACTCGGATAAGTTGCGGCAGCGCACCATCAATGACTTCAGCAACCTCGCCGGTAACGATCTGACTCCGGCCCTCTTGCTCGTTACCATAGGGATTACGAAGGTAGTAGTTCAGAGCCTCGGCTCGTTCTGCCGTGGTTTCGCTGTCCAGCATCCCGATAGCATCGTCAATCTCTGCTTGCAGGATGCCAGTAAGGGTACCGTTATCCATTTACCACCTCGCGCCTAAAATACTTCCGCTTCTCCGGCTCTTTTGTGTCCAGTTCAGCGAGTTTCTTCTCCAGTTCAGAAACTCTGCGTTGCAGTTCCTCGAACTCGCGCTTCTGAACGATAAAACCCTGCGGCATCAGCATTACACTACCCACCTTGTATTGACGTTGATCGGTTTCGACCAGGATGATGTTTCGTTCAGACCGACTGCGAGATAGCGGAATGCGTCCGATCCGTGGCTAGACCAGTCATGTAAAGGTCTATCATAAAAGACTTTTTGTTTTTCGTCGAAAGTCCGTCGGTAGTTTCTCAGACAGTTCAACCCCTCGCTGGTAGCCGGAACATTGAACCAGCAGCGCGGGAGCAATCGCCTGACAGCCTGAATACCGTCGTCCACAGATAAACGTGGCGCAATCGTGCAACTAAGATCGGCTTGTTGCAATACCTCTAGTCTCGACTTGCCAGAGCCTAGCTCCCTGACCTGTACGTCGTGCGGGACGATGTGCTCGGCCTTGTGCCAACCTCTGTTCTTGAGTTCCCGGACGTACCAGTCCAGTCCGACACCGTGATTCTCAATGTAGTCTAGGAGTCTGACTTCTTGTCCGTGGACTTGCGCCACCCAGATAGACGTTGAGTCACCGATTCCCAAATCCCACGCAGTGATTGTTTTGCAAAGGTCATCCCGCTGGATAGAGCAGAACCGACCCTCTCCTTCCATCTGGTTAAGAATTTGCCCATAGTAAGCACCCTCGATAGCAGCGTGAAACGAGCACTCGAACTCTTGGTCGTACTTGTCCTGCCCCATTTCCCGGAGCGCATCATCCAATTCTGACTGGACAATAATCTTTGTTTGACTGGCGCGGAACTCCAGCAACTTCCACCCAGGCTCGCCTTTCGCTCGGTTTCGCAGGTCGTAGAAGTGGTTCTGACCCTTTGGCGTCCCGATAAACATGGCCCAGCCTTGACGGTCGGCTAGAGCAGGACGAATTACCTCGTTCCAGATCTTAGGATTCTGATCCCCCACCTCGTCGAGTACCACTCCATCAAAGTAACTCCCCCGCAGGGAATCTGGATTGTCCGACCCGTAGAGGCCAATCCTGCGATCCCAGAAGTCAACACGAAGCTCTGAAATGTTTGGTGTGGCTCCCAGCGGACGAGTGTAGTGGAGCAGGTAGTCCCATGCGATTCGTTTGGACTGTGCATAAGTCGGGGCAATGTAAGCGAACCGTGGACGTTCTTTGTTGCACATCACCGCGCTTTTAATAAGCTGATTGATGGCTGAGACAGTCTTCCCTAAGCGACGATGAGCCACCACCACAGTAAAGCGGTGATCCTCCATTGCCTGATGAATCTCTTGCTGAGACTCCCTCGGACTGTAGGGGATGATTATTTCTCTGCTGCCCAAGTCACCACCATCTGCATTGGCTGATTCTGGTCACCTGCTACCTCTGTCCGGGCTAGCTTGGGAATGTGGTACTCGATAGCCTTTAGGTACAGGTCTGCGGCTTTGGCTGGGTCAGGCTTGACCTTATCGCCATCACCCATTGCCACCGTATCAAGCCACTGTACAAACTTAGGCGCATTCTGCTCTGCCACCATTGCGATCATCTCTCGCACGTTCTGAGTGGTCTTGTTGGGCACTCCCTTAACTCTGCCCATTCCAGCAGCGGGAGGTTTACGTTTAGTAGCTGGCAATACTTTGTTGTCCATTCCGACTCCTAACGGGTCATCGGTTGACGTTTGGTTGACTTCATGCTATCGTGTTCCAAATCAGGAGAATGCTATGCCACTTAGCGTTACAAATACAGACGACACCGTTGACCTTGTCAGAGATGCCAAATACTTCGCAATGAATGTTGATCAGCGGGTTGAGTTTCTAACGGAAGCACAACGTTTAATCAATGGTTTGCTTGATGCCGAGTTGGAAGTCTTTACCGAGCAACTTGCTGCTGTGCTAGATAACGCAAAACATTCTCAATGACTTGATCATCTACAAATTCTGACACGTTTTGCTTGCGCTTCTCTAGTGCACCAAGCGTTGCAGTCCTGACTCCTGTCGGAGACAGTTTCCTAGTCGAAAGTTCCTGCGATATTTCTGCGAATTTTTTTGGCATCAACACTTCGACAGGTATTGATGACCCAAGTGTTCCAATGTAGTTGCCAGAAAAATCTGTGTCATAAGTTGGATTCCTAGACTGCATTAACCGCATTGGCCCCGTTGACTCAATAACGGTGTTACCAATGTAGCCTTTAGGCACCCCAACTAGACTTGGATCTGTTATGGCAGCAGTCAAGTCTTCGATGTTAAACCCAAGACGTTCTTGGTTTGTTTTCATTGCCGCACGATTCATCACTGCTTTACGCAATTCTCCGGCGGTATCTGCCAAATCCTCCCCAGTCAAAAGTTGTTGCCTTCCTTTCTCAGTCATAATTCCTGCAAAGTTTACGAATGGCTTCTCCCCGGTTTTTGACCCTTCCGGGATATATGCCCTCACCATATCATCAAATGCAGCAATATCTTTCTTTCTTAACTTTGTCGCGTCAAGAATGCCCGTCAAAACATTTACTGGCATCACTGAAAAGTTTTCCGCGTATTGCCCCATCGTTACCGGCAAATGAATGACTCGACCACTACCACCGGCAGCAATATTTTCTTGTCTTGCTATCGCATCTCTGTCAGCGATTCTTTTTGCAATCCCTAAATTTGACGCACCAGCAATGCCTTGTTCAATGTGAGCCAAATCCCTAGCGTAATCCTGACCACCATGCGTAACAACACTAGATGCCAATGGGACATCTGAAACGCTCGTGACGTTGTAATTCCTGCTTGTCGCATCCCACGGCATGATCATGACGCTTGCATCTTTTAGCGTCTCTGCGTTTATTGGCGTTTTTTCTGCCAAACCACCAATAAAGTCTCTTTCAAAACGAGTACCAACAGAAGGGTCAACCTTCAATGGAGTCGAAACTCTATACGACATCCCAGCTAAAACTGGCAAGGCTTCCAAGATCTCAGGAACCTGTGCAGCTGCCTTGAATGCACCAACCGGCGCAGACACAGCAGGCATATTGCCCACCGCCTGACCAGTCCGATACGCCTGTTCCTGCCCGTATTCCGGCTTCTCCAGACCTAACAGTCCCCGACCAAACGGGCCAGCAACGTTAGCAAACGGCTGACCGATATTCTCTTGGTAGGACTGATACGCCTGTTGCAGACCTAGTGCGCGGAGAAGTTGCGACAGATCCATGTCATTTGCCTTTATTCCTAGCAGAGATTGCCTTTGCCTTGGATTTGGCGTCTGCCTTGCTGCTGGCACCCCAGGCTTGCAGAGACAACAGCAATCGAGTTGGCTTACCGTCCACCCGCTCCGGCCCCGGCATATTGCCCATCCGCGCTAGGAAACTGGCCCTTCGAGGGTTATCGCCAGCCTTGACTGGAGGCTTTAGGTCGGAACCAGGGTTAGCTCGCTCGTAAGACTTTCGGCCAGCCTCGTTCAACCCGCCTTTCGGGTTCTTCCCGGCCTTCCGTGTCCATGCGGCTGTCATTCGTCCATCAACCCAGCGATCTTGATGATGATCCCGCCCTTGCCCTTAGCCTGACCACCCAACCATTTCTTGCAAACCATATTTTCGGAGCAGACGAAATCAAGTTGAGCACAGTAGCCCATGTCCTCGGCTTCTTCTTCCATGCCCTTAGCGATCCCGTTCTCAAGACAGCCCCGCATTTCATCCGACTGAACAAACGCAGCACAGTTCTCACACTTGTACTCTGCGTCTTCGCCAGCTTCCATGTAGTCGGCTTTTTCGACTGCCTTCTGCGTGTTAGAGTCGTTTAGCTGGGCATCCCCGGTGACGATAGGGCACTTCATTTTTTGCTCGGCATCTTGGCGTAGGACTTCTTTGGCGTCTTAGCGATCATCTCTTTTGCTACCGACATCGGAACACCAGTCGCCTTAGAACCCTTCTTAGACCCTGCCGCTGCGTACATGAGTCGCTGCTGCGCTTTGCTAGTGATCGGCATCTCAGTCCTCGACAATGTGGGAGAGGTGACCTATTCGCCCTCGTACCCCTATTCTACCCGTTTCATTCAGAATGTCACGAGGTAAAAACTTCCAGAACCCATGCTCGATATCGAACACCTTGCCCCTATCCCACTGACTGTGGAAATACTTCTCTGACCGCTCCAGCGTCTGAATCATCTGCGGGATCACCGTCTGGCAGAAGGAATACAGTCTGGTCATCAGCATCCCATCCGTCCCGACCTGCTCCATCGTGTAGCCAGTCTGCTTAACTGTCGCAAATGTCGCCTTGTTTGCAGGGTGAGCCTCAATATCAAACCCGTCCGTCAACACATATCGACCAGAAATCTTGAATATGTGGCTGTAAAGCGTAGGAATGCGATTGAGTGCCTCTATCGTCGTCCGATGTTCGATAGCGTTTTTAACATACGCAACGTCTCTACCTTTGTCGTGAATATCTTTTATCCACTGCTGTCCATGAAACCGCAGTATTTTTACTCGGGGATAATAAATATCCTGCGGGTCATAACTCGATTCTAATAACCAAATGCTTGCAGTCGGAACCTTGTTATGTATTGATTCCAACGTCTGAATGGTTTCCTCCAGACGTATCTGGTCTCGGTTAATCGCTGAAGTGACGAGAAACAGAATCACCATTTCCCCCTGGTGCTCTTAAATTCCTGACTGCCAAAAACTAATCCACCGTCATACGTCAAGCCAGCAAAATGAGTCGGAGTAAAGAACTGGCTCGGGAAAACAACTAAATCCCGATACCGATACTCGTGAAACGTCATCGTCAACCTCGTCGGCCCACAGAACTCCCATGCCATCAGTTCCCCTGGCTCATCCTTCGACAGGTCATCCACGATCTGACCGATGAACGGGTTCTGAGGCTCGGCACCCACCGCACCGTTCGACAGCAATCCTGGTCGCAAAAGCTCGGATTCTGACGTTGCCCAGCATCTAGGCTCTAGCATCCACTCAGGAATGGCCCTAGAAGGCTCTAGATCGGCGTCTAACGCGATCCCGCCGTGTCGATATAGGATCTCCCACCTCATGCAGTCCGCAACGCCACAAAGCTCTCTATTCCAGAAGTGCCTCATGTGCTTGGCAAGCACCCAGCCGGATGACAGGTCTTTGTTCCCCCACAGCATGACCTTAAAGTCAGGGTTTAGCTCTGTCCAGCGTTCGATGGTAGAGGTGGGGGCTTTAGTTTCGTCGCCCACCCAGACGAAGTGCAGGATCTTGGGGATCACAAAAAAATCCCCCTACACAGGGGGAAAAAGGAGGAGACGCTCACAGTTTATCTCGTTGGATTTCGATCTGTCGAGCGCACACTCTTGCGTCTGCT